ACCATGAGTGACACATCGAGGAAGGTGACTGTTCTCGATAAAATGTCATCTATCCCAACCCTCACCCCTTTCGCCGCCTCCTATTCGTCTCTATGGGAAGAGACGTACTGGGGGCGGCTGCTAGATGAGAGGAACGAGCCTTTTGAAATTGTACCCGGTAACGGGTTCTTCCTTGTACCTAAGGACAGTCGCATCATGCGACCATGCGCCAAAGAGCCTTCGATAAATAGCTTTCTCCAACTCGGGGTCGGTCGCGTTTTGCGCGACCTCCTGAAGAAGAATGCCGGTATCGATTTGCAGGAAGGGCAAAGCACCCACAGGCAGGTCGCCTGCTCCGCCTCTAGAGACGGAAGCTTTGCTACAATTGATCTCAGCTCGGCCAGCGACACGGTATGTAGAAACTTGGTGAAGCTTCTACTACCACCCCAATGGTACGCCCTCCTCGAAAGCATCCGCTCTCCGAAGACGAAAGTCGACGGAAAGTGGATTGTTCTAGAGAAGTTCAGCTCAATGGGGAACGGCTTTACGTTTGAGCTAGAAACCTTGATCTTCTTCGCCATCGCAGAGACCGCCTCTCATAAGGAGACAGTTTATGTGTATGGCGACGACATCTTGTGTCCCTCAGCTCACGCGAAATCCGTTATCGCAGCTCTCCGCTTTTTTGGATTCACTCCAAACGAGAAGAAGACATTCATTACTGGTGTCTTCAAGGAAAGCTGTGGCGGGGACTTCTTCGATGGAGTCAACGTTCGACCCTTCTTTTTAAAGGAAGAACCGAATGAACCGCATCAACATATCAGCCTGGCTAACGGCATCAGGAGCATTTTTACTGCAACTGATGACCCTGGCCTTGGTAGCTCTCGTTGGACTCGTACTTGGTTTCGCGTTCTTGACGCTATCCCAAGTGCTATCCGGCGTTGTCGTGGTCCCAAAGACCTCGGTGACCTCGTCATACACGACGACGAAGCTACCTGGCAGATCCGCTGGCGCAATTCAATCCGCTACATCCGATGCTACCGACCAGCCCGTTACAGAGTAACAGAGCTAAGACGGTATCACCCGGATGTGCAGTATGGAGTTGCTCTTTATCTTGCCGGCTCG